ATAAACGCCTTGATGGTGCTGACAAGTCCAAAGGTGGCTATGCGGTCTGGAAGCTGTGTGAAAACTACGCTGGCCACGTTCGCGGCGGCATCGCTAAAACTTGGCGCTGGAGCCATTGTTTTTCTTTTTGGTCTTTGTTCTGTTTGCCATCGTGCTTCTCCCCGCGATATCGTAACTTGCAGAGTTGTCTGCACACTAAACTAAAAGGAGAATACCCATGATTCGCGAAAAACAAGCCAGTAGCGAAATTGTCATCGACCTCACCGGACCTGCCGGCAACGCAATTGCCCTTATGGGTCAAGCGCGGCGGTTCGCTCGGCAGCTAGGTCTTGATTCGAAGCAAATTCTTGATGAAATGAAACAGGGCGATTATGAACATCTGGTCGAGGTGTTCGATAGTTATTTCGGTGACTATGTTGTTCTGGAAAGATAATTATCTATAAATATAAGAAATGGAGAATCAAAAAGTAAAAATATGAAAACTTTTAAACAGTTTTTTGAAGAACTCGGCCGGGGTAGTGGTAATGGTAGTCTAACAATATTTGATATTGATGACACTCTTTTCCACACCACGGCGCAGATCGTTGTAAAAGACGATTCTTCTGGTGAGGTTGTTAAACGTCTTACTGGTTCTGAATATAATACTCATAAATTGAAATCCGGTCAATCATATAACTATGACGAATTCCGTGACGCCGCAAAATTTTATAAGGAATCTCGACCCATTTCGAGTATGATCGACAAAGCTAAAGCCATTGTTAAAAATTTGATAAAAAATCCCGATAGCAAGGTTATTATTGTAACGGCAAGAGCAAATTTTGATGACAAGGACAAGTTTCTTGCTACGTTCAAAAAACACGGATTTCCTATTGATCAGACATATGTGGAACGCGCAGGAAACATGAATGATATTCTTGTTCCCGCAGTAAAGAAAGCCATCATTCTACGGAAATATTTGAACTCAGGACGTTTCAAAAAGGTATCTATTTTTGATGATAGCGAATCAATCTTAAAGGAGTTTCTTAGAGTTAGTGACAAATATCCTGATATAGAATTTCACGCATGGCTAGTAGATCCTAAAACTGGTCGAGTGAAGAAGAAAAAGTAGATATGGCGCTCTTGAAATACATCTCAGAGTGACTATATTAATTGGTATGGAAAAGAGGAATAAAATATGAACGATGTTGTTGCAGACCGAATGGCTTTAATTGCCGAGGTTGCCGAACGTACCAAAGAGGCCCGCGCCCTAAAAGTTAAAAAGTCCCGTGAGCGAAAGCGACTGAAAGAAGAAGGAAAAAAGTTCGAAAAACTCATGTCCAACTCTCGCCGACGTGAAGTCTTCGGGGATGGTAAGAAAACGAAGAAAGTGTCTGCCGAAGAAAATATTAACCATTGGACCGACGGCAACAAATACGCCAATGAATTTTATGGAGAAACCATGCGTGAAACCCAAAAGTGGGATAACGAATGGGGTGATTATTGAAATAGTGTTTGACATAGTTATATACATGGTATATAATACTAGATATAAAATATAAGGGGTAGCAGACTAATGGATCAGTTACTAGAAAAAATCGAAGAATTGACGAAACGAGTTGATGCATACGAAAAGAAAATTGATGATTATGAAGAAAAAATCGATCAGTGGGCTTTTCGCGCAATTCAATACAAAGATAATTTCGACTATTTGCGCTCGGCATATATTCGAGAGCATGGAAACTATTGATTATAATGTTAGGAAGTGAGAAAACCAAAATGAAAATGACTAAAGACGAAATTACCGAAACGCTTCGAAATAATGTAAAGGTGGTCACTTTTACAAAAGCTGATGGTACCGAAAGAGTAATGAAATGTACTCTAATGCCTGAACATCTACCAGAACAGGTCGCAGTTCCTGAACCCGGCGTCGAACACGCTGTCCGCAAACAAAACGATAATGTTTGTTCTGTGTGGGATATCGAAAAAGAAGGTTGGCGTTCATTCCGTGTGGATTCGGTAAAAATGGTTGAATGATGTTAGAGATTAGTCCCCTAGTATTAACTTTTATCATATCTGGCGCAGTATTTGCTTTGGGGTATTGGAGAGGTTATGATAAAGGATTAAGATTTCTTGACACCGAAGATATAATCGGAGCAACTATTACAAAGCTATGTCAAGATGGTTATATCCACAATTATAAAAAGGACGATGGAGAACTGGAAATTTTAACTATAGAAGAATACCACAATAAGGAGATTAAATTACACAATGAAAATCACAAAAACGTCAATTCTATCTAATAAGACTAATACTTTGGATATTCAAGTCAGTCAAGATCAGATAACTTCTTGGCAAAATGGAGAACTCATTCAGAACGCGATGCCGGGGTTATCCGCGGACGACCGAGAATTTCTTATGACTGGTATTACTCCGGACGAATGGGAAAATAATTTTGAGGTCGACTGAATGAATATCCAAACTCTTTAATATCTGCTGCATATATTTCTTTGACTATATCCCGGGTTTCTTTGGTATAGTAATTTGTGTAGTTAGTGTGTGCCGTCGAATTGGATTTAGTAAGAGGAATATGACAGTCTAACATATCTTGAATTTTTTTAAAATCTTCATCTAAATTTTCAAATCGAATAACATAATCAACACCTATATTACCCATCGCATCTTGTAAATAATGATATTGATTTTTTCCTAATTTACCCAATTTCTTACTCCGTACAAAAGTTTCAAAGGTCTTTCCTCTTACTGAGGGAGACCTTTTTTTGTCATAGTAATGAAATCCGCTCACAAGTCTATCCCACGGATTCCGAACTACAGAAAATGTAAATTCCGGATTATACTTTTCCGCAACTTTTCTGAATATCATATGCTTATTCGCTTCGATAGGTTTTCCTAAATATTGGCCATTAACATTTTCCGCCAACCAGCGGCTGATACTCACTCCGGCGGTTTTAGGAATATGTACAAATATCATATTATGATTTTTTATTTTTACTGTCACCCTTTTTTCCTTTATTTGGTGCCCGGAAAGGTTTTAACGGTTTAAGAGGTTTAAGAGGTTTTAATGATTTGGGCATAATTCCCATAGCGTATAACTGAACCTCAGTCCATATAATAAATTTCCAGCCGCGATCTTTTGCAAAAATATTTGCCGCTTTCCATTTATTTTGATTCTTAATGTATGTAAGACCTTCTGTTATATATCTCTTAGTCTTTTTCCCTGGATATTTAGGTGGACTAGTTTCTTTATTGGGTTTTATCTCAATAAGAAATGTTTCTCCATTTGTATATGTGATTTTTAGATCACAGAAATATCTATGATATTTTTTATCGACTTCATAAAAATATGGAATAATGGTCTCCTCGGAAGACCATTTTTTTATGTTGGGGTTTTCGTCACACCATTTAAAACAAAATCGTTCCCAACTCGATCTATAAATGATGTTATCACAATTCCCAGCATACTTTTTACGATTTTTTAGTTTATATTTTCCAGAATAAGCCATGTTTTTTGCATAAATACTATTAATAAATTTATTTATAAGGAAAATAGATGGCTGAACCAGCACCACCATTTGATGTAACAACAGGTTTCGGAAGAGACGAATTCGCGGCAGGTTATGAACCAACTAATGGTGACTTATCTTATCCATTAAACCAGTCCGATCAAAAAGCTTGGATGAGATTTATTCCTATCGCCAGGGAAGATTTATATGGTGCCGCAGACACCGGCGCCGGGCCCGGATTGGGAGATGACGTGGTCGATGCCTTGTCTGGCGCTGCTGAACTTGTCGTTGGAGGCGCCGCAGTCGTGGCCGGGCTGTTCCCTTCACCGAACATTTCGTCTACTACATCTTCTAATATAGTTGCTGCCGATTATAGAATTAATATGTATTTGCCCCCAAATATTATGATAAATGATGGTATAAACTATGGTCCGACCTCTCTTAATATTTTAGGGGCCGCCGCGGAAGGCGCCGTCCGCAGTTCTGACGCCGATAATCCTTTGTCCGCAGCGTTGATGCGCTCAATGGTGGATGGAGTAGCATCTACATTTGATGCCGTCAGAAAAATCGGCGGCGGGGCCGGCATGGCAGACCGCGCTGCGCAGCTTTCCTTGCTTAGAGTTTTACAAAGAAGTAGCTTACCCGAAAATCTGGGCGCAGCAGTTGCGTCTGGCACCGGCATTGCGTTAAATCCTAATGTGAGATCATTATTGTCGAGTGTAAATTTGCGCGATTTCACCTTTACCTTTGATATGATACCCGAAAGTAAAGAAGAGGCGTCATCAATTCAACGGATTATTGATACTTTTAGAGGTGAAATGTATCCAGAAAGCATTAAAGGTAGTATATCGGGAGTGGAACTAAATTTAGGTTATATTTTTCCCCGGATGTTTATTATTAAAATGTATTACGGAGAGAAAGAACTTCCTATAGATATAAAACCGGTTCAACTAAAAAATATGTCAACAAATTATAATCCTGGTAATTTCGGATGGCATGAAGATGGTTCAGCATCACAGACGCAAATGACGTTAACATTTGGTGAAGATCGAACTTTGGATAAACAATCATTAAGAACTCTTGGAAATTCTGGCACGTCGAGCCGTCCATCACAACCGCCGCGGCCGGCGCCGCCGCGGCCGGCGCCCGGCGATGATCGACCGACATTTTAGAAAGAAAGTTAAATGAATTATTTTAAACCTTTTCCTGTCACGGCATATAATTTCGGAACAAATGAAGATGCGGTAACATTCCAAGATTTATCAGCATATGTAGATATGATCGATAATGTCAAAGATAGGTCATCATTCTATACATATTATAATATCAAAAATGGTGAAAGACCTGATCACGTTTCTCAAAAGCTTTATAAAACGACAGCATATCATTGGACATTTTTCCTTTTAAATGACAATATACGCCGACAGGGCTGGCCCCTAGAACAAAATTATATTCGTGACAAATCGGAAAGTATATTTGCTAATACAACGATACGCACAAGAGATGAGTTGTTCAGTAAATTTCAAGTTGGTCAAACCGTACATGGATCACAGTCTGGTGCTTCGGGTACTATATTGAGGAGAGATTTGGATAATGGACAACTTGTCATTGAGGGTGATCTCACATTTAAAGCTGGAGAGACAGTAACGTCATTGTCCGGTACGGAATCAATTACAATTATTAGCTATTCAGAAGAATATAATGCATTGCACCATTATGAAGATTCCGATGGCGCACCAGTTGATGTGAGTCCTTTTGATCCGGATCCAGGAATATATACGGTTATTACGAACAAAGAACAGTATATAGATGGTAATGAAAATCTCAAACAGATACGAGTTTTTAAACCTGATGTTGTGCGCGAGATTGTCAATAAATTTAAGACATCCATGATAAGTGGTCTATAATGGCACTCACTAATGAAATGCCGTTTATTATAACCAAGGCTGATATTATATCAAGCCGTGGTGCCGGTATATTTGGGATTAATTCTAATATTACAGACTTCGAAATATTCGAACACATCGATAAACCCTATTTGACTGGTCAATTATCTTTTGTGGATAATGGCGGATTTTTAGAAAAAATTAACTTTACCGGCACCGATATTTTAGAAATTAACATTACCGACGAAGGCAGTAACGACAAACCTATAAACATAGTAAATCGTAAATTTGTGATAGATAAAGTTCTGAAGATACGCACCGGAACGGCCGATGCGATCAACGTAATCGATTTGCATATAACAGAACTTCATGGATGGTTAGATAAGACGATTAATGCTACTGGAGTTTATCAAGGTGATCGACAACAAATAATTGAGTTTATATTAAAGCAATGGTTAGCACCATCTCAGGGATCATCAACAAATCCCGGACTAGCATTAATTAAAGAGAATGGGTACACAGATGCTTTGAGGCACTATATTATACCTCAAAACACAACACCATTATCGGCGTGTATGCGAATAAGAAATTTGGATTCGTCAATAACTGGGTATCCATTCTTTTTGTTCAGTGCATTAAATAATGTGGGATTAAGATACCAGTCATTGGAAAATATTTTATCTAATAACAATAACATAATAAGCGAACCATTCTTTTGGGATAACGCGACAACAAATGGGTTATATGGAATTAAGTCTTTCGAATCGCATAAAACATACAACTATGCTAAGTTGTTAAGACAAGGACATTTCAGTTCGCGAAACGATCACAGGGATCCTACTACAGGCGGATCAAATTATTTTGATTACATTTGGAGCGACGTGTCAACAAATTATAATGTACCCGACGACGCGGATAAAACATTTCCTATCACAAATACTCATATATCACCACGAACTACGTTTGAAAATCTTGGCATGTTGTCAATTGATTCTGTTCCTGAAGGTAGGGATCATAAAGAGAAACTTTTTGCGAATTCGTTAAAAGGAATTTTATCTGAAACATCTATTACAATCGGAATAGAAGAAGCGAGATTATTTTTAAATGAATCGAACCCATCCTCTAATCCGAGAACTGGACAAACTCAATCAACATTTTCCAATTCAAAAACATTAGGTCAAAAGATAGGCATAAAATTTAATACATCAGAATCTGGAGTTATCCGTGAAGATCCGATAAAATCTGGTAATTATTTTATATATGCTACAAGATTTATATTTAAAAGAAATTCAGGCGGCGCGGTGAGTGGGTCCGTTTTGTTAACCTGCACGAAAGTTTTGAATAATACACCCACCGGAACAAATTTTGTATAATAAGGAATCATCATGTATTATTTAGGAGAAGTTAGACCGGATAGTGTCATAAATAGCAGTCCAGCAGGAACGTCGGATCCATATAGCACGGGTAGACTAAAAGTTTGGGTTCGAGGTGTTCATCCCCCAGAATTATATAATCAATCAGATTTACTACCTTGGGCCGTTGTTTTATATCCATCAAGTAATGCTGGAACTGGAGGTGCCGGAAATTCGTCAGGAAGTATAGAAGAGGGTGCTCAAGTTTTTGTCACTTTCGTAGATGAAGATAAACAGCATCCTGTTGTTTTTGGAGTTATTCCTAGAGTCGAAACTTCTATTG